TGTGAGGCCACATGGCTAACGCGGTCTACCCACTTTGGAAAGCTGCTCGCGGCGATTCCGCAGCCAACACCGACCTGAATGACGGGACGGTGAAGGCTGCGCTTGTCGACACGGGCACCTATACCTACAGCGCTGCGCACGAGTTCTACAGCGACCTTTCAGGGGTCGTCGGCACGCCGCAGACCATCGCCAACACGACGGTCACGGCCGGCGTCTTTGACGGTGACGACGTGACCTACACGGCGGTGACCGGGAACACGGTCGAGGCCATCGTTCTCTATGTGGATACAGGCAACGCGGCCACGTCCAGGCTGTTCGCCTATATCGACACGAGCGTCACGGGCCTGCCGGTTACTCCGAACGGCGGGAACATCGAGATTCAGTGGAATGCTTCCGGAATCGTGACCTGCTGATATGGCGGCTCTCCTCAATCGCGCCCGCATGACGACAGCGACGACGGGAACGGGAACCGTCACGCTCGGCTCTGCGGTTACGGGATATGCCAGCTTTGCAGAGGCGGGGGCTGTCAACGCGACGGTCTATTCCTACTGCATCGAAGACGGTGATGACTTCGAGATTGGGGTAGGGACGTACACCAGCTCTGGAACGACATTCTCACGCGATACGGTCACGCTGTCGAAGATCAGCGGAACATCGGGCACGACGAAGATCAACCTGTCGGGAACGGCAGAGATATTTATTACGGCCCGTAGCGCGGACATCGTTGCATCTGAACGTCAGGTGGTCTCCGGCAACGGGTTGACGGGCGGCGGCGATTTGTCGGCGGACAGGACGCTGGCCGTTGGGGCCGGCACAGGCATATCGGTAACGGCGGATGCCGTTGCGGCAGACATCGGCAAGCAGTCGATATGGGTTCCCGCAACGGCCATGCTTCCCTTGCCCTCAGACGGCCCCGCCACAGGGCGGCAGGAAGTTTCGTCCTCACCAAACATTGTTTACGGAACGTTGGATTATGACGCCTCCTCTTTTGAAGAGGCCAATTTCATGATCGCCATGCCCAAGAGTTGGGACGAGGGGACCGTCTCTTTCATTCCGTACTGGTCTCACCCATCAACGACGACCAACTTCGGCGTTGTCTGGGGCCTTCAGGGCGTTGCTTTGTCCAACGCCGAAGGTCTTGGCGGCACGTTCGGATCATACGCAACATCGACTGACACTGGTGGTTCAACCGATACGCTCTATGTCGGGCCAGAGAGCGGAGCCCTGACAATTGCAGGCTCCCCGGCTGCCGATGATCTGGTCATCTTCCACATCCGGCGAGCCGTCACGGAAGGCGCAGATACTATGGCCGTTGATGCCCGGCTCGTCGGCGTCAAAATACTTTTCACGATCAATGCTTTGAAGGACGACTGATGTTCGCCGCGACACATTTGGTCGGGTTCGCCGCGCGGAGCGATATAGCGCTGACTTATATCGGGAGCAACCAAGACACCACTGATCAGACGACCTATGATTTCGGCAACTTTGTAATACCGCGCGAAGGCCTCGTGGTAGTAACAGCCGCAGCGAGAAACGGCACGACAACAAGCAAGAGCGTCTCCAGTGTAAGCATCGGCGGAACGAACGGGACGCTGTCTGGGCCTATTTCCGGGGCCATAAATCACGCGGGCGTCATCGCAAGGCGGCGGGTTCCTGCAGGGACATACAACGTCACCGTCACGTTTAGCGAGTCGATGCTCCGGGCAGCGGTCGATGTCTGGCTGATCGAAAACAACTTGACGGACACGCCACTGGCTCATGGTTCAAATAACGCGGCCTCTGCTATGGCCGTGTCTACAACGGCCTTCGAAGTTCCGGCTGGCGGCATCGCCATATTCCAGTCGTGGCAGGGGTCTACGGGTTCGACCTCGGCTTCGTGGAGTACGGCGACGGAACGTAGCGACAGATCTGCGGAAATCGTATTTACGGGAGCCGACCTTACATCACTGGCGGGTATTGCGAGCCATACGGAAACAGCAACATTTTCTGGCGGCGCAAATCAGCTGACGTCTATCCTAGCGGCATCGTGGAGGTAGTTCCCCACGCCGCGTCAACCTCCCGCCACGCGGATGACCACTCTTCGGACTCGCCGTCAGGCTCGCGGCCTTTGGTTGCCGGATACGCGATAGCCATAGCCTCGCCAAGAGCTTCTAGGACAGGCTGCGAGGCGTGGAACCCTTTGGCGATGTATTCAGCCTTGAGCGTCTCCGCGTCGAGGCCGAACAGGTCATGCAGGGCGGCATTCAGGGCGTCGGGAAGCGTATGATCTTTTGACATGAGAGGGACGCTACCCGTCACTGGAATCGCGCGTCAAGGGAGTTAGCCAATGCTCGGCTTTGACGCACTAGCCAAACTACCCCTTGCGTCTCTGCCGCAGGACGCGGGCCAGATTCTCCAGCCCGATCTCTATGTAGACGCCGACACCTTTTACTCCGCGACGGTCGTTCCTGGCGCGGTCACACTATCCCCGGCGCTCTACAGCGATCCGGACACGTTCTACGGGCCGACCATCACTCAGGTGGTCTTTCCCGACCTGTTTATCGATGGCGACACGTTCTTCTCGCCTCAGGTAAACCAGACTGTTTTCCCCGCGTTCTTTACCGACGCGGATGTGTTCTACAGCCCGACTGTCATTCCGGGCGAAGTGACGCTTCTCCCCGATCTTTTCACGGACGGGGACACTTTCTACAGCCCGACGCTGACCATCTCGATCAGCCCGCCGCTTTATGTAGACCCTGACATCTTCTTCCCGCCGTTTGTCGGACTGGGAACACCACCGGAAATCCTTCCGGACAATATCTGCATGGTTTCGGGCTTCAAGATGCCCCCCGGCAAGCTGGCGCGGCAGTGGAACGGCATCTGGGTGCGTCACGACGACTTCGACTACAGGCACCCGCAGGAGCTTGTGAGACCGACACGAGACAGGATGGGCGTTCCCATCCCCCGGCCTGAAGCGGAAGACACTTTTATCTCTGCCGGCGACGTGACGGCCGCTGATCTCTAAATTCTGGAGCATGTGAATGAGCACGTCCGGTGTAGATACCTACGCCTTCACGGCGCGCAACTGCATCACCTTTGCCTTGAGGAAACTCGGCATCGTGGCGCAGACCGCGACCCCCACGGCTACCCAGGCACAGAACGCGCTTGTCGATCTCAATCTCATGCTCAAGGCATGGATGAAATACGAGAACCTGTGGCGCATCGAACAGGAAAGCGTGACGCCTGTAGCTAATACCGCGTCCTACACCCTGACCTCTCAAAAACCGCATCGGATTGCCGCTTCGCGGTGGAGAAACACATCCGGCACCGATCTGCCGATGACGCTCATGACGCGTGAGGAGTATTTCGATCTCCCCGTCAAGACAGCGACCGGCCTGCCGACGATGTACTACGTCGATTACCAGCGCGCGGTTCCGGTCCTCTACATCTGGCCAGTTCCGTCAAGTGTCACCACAGAAACCATTCAACTGACCTCGTTCCGCCGCTTCGAGGATGTCACATCCCTGGATGAAGACATCGACATCCGGCAGGAGCATTTCGAGGGGGTTGCGTACAATCTCGCTAAGCGCCTTGGAATAGATGCGGGCAGGGTGGGGACGGAGCGTTACAGGGCCGTGGTCGAGTTCGCGGAGAAGTGGAGAGAAGAATTCCTTGACGAGGACCGCGAAGACGAAATCCGCTTTGTCGTGGGTTATGACTGATGGGGCAGATCGTCCCCATCGATCTCGGCGTTCAATCGGCGCCGGGGCGCTTCGGGCCTGACTCCGGGGCGCGGCTGATCAATTGCTATGCGGAAAAGGCGGATGAGAAGTCTCGTTTGCTTTATCCGATCTATCCGTTTGAGGGCTTTGAGCAGTTCGCCGTATTGACCGGCGGGGAACACACGCGAGGGGCTATCTCGCTCGGAACCTATGGCTACGTCGTTTCAGGCCCCCTCGTGTTCAAGGTGGATCTTGGCGGTCAGGTCACGATCATCGGCAACTTCCCCGGCTCCGGTCAGGTCTTTATGGCCAGAAACCGGAAATCCACACCTCAGGTCGCGCTTTGCTCCGAGGGCCAGCGCTACATCATTGAAAGCGATGTCCTGACGAGCATTGCGGATAGTGATCTCGGAGCCGCTATTTCGGTCTGTTATCAGGGCGGGCGCTTTGTCTGGGGCCTTCCCGATGGACGGTACCAATGGTCATCGATTGATGAAGGCACGGCCTACGACGCGCTGGATTTTGCGACGGCGGAAGCAAGGGGCGACGGGCTTCAGGCAGTTTATTCCCGAGGCTCGGAAGTCATCCTGTTCGGCACCGAAAGCATTGAGTTTCACGCCGTAACGACGGACGCCGATCTGCCCTATGCGGCGGTCGCGGGTGCGACCCTCCACGGCATGGGGCTGATGTGCCGCCATTCGGTCAAAGACCTGAACGACGTTCCGATCTGCGTGACGTCGGATGGGACGGTGCGCATTTTCAACGGCTATTCGCCCGAGAGAATTTCCACGCATGACGTCGAGAGAGCGATCGACAGCATCTCGGACAAGGATTCGATCATCGCGACGGCTTATCCGTCTCTTGGAAACCAGTTCTATCAAATCTCCTGCCCCGAATGGACGTGGAGCTACAACGCGCTCACCCAGACATGGACTGAGCGAAAATCCTACGAACTCGATCGGTGGCGTGGCGAGCATTACCTGAAACTCGGGGAAAACAGGGTCATTGGGGACTATGCGACGGGGAAACTCTATCGCATGGACCCCGATCTGTACGCCGAGGCCGGCGAGCATCTTGTGATGACGCTGCGCACGCCTCCGACGCACAAATACCCGAACCCAATCGGGGTTGATCGCCTGTTTGTCGATGTCATACCCGGCGTTGGGCTGAATTCATCGGATGACGCCCTGAGTGATCCGGAAGTGATGCTGCGAACCTCTGTCGATTCCGGAAAGTCGTGGTCGAGCGAGATGACCGCGCCTGTAGGTGCGCAGGGCGAATTCAAGACGAGAGTGGCCTTCGATGGATTGGGCCAGTCCGAAGAGGACGGCATGATCTTCGAGGTTTCCATGTCGGCGGCGG